TTAAGAGCTTCACAGCCTGTTAAGATTATGGAAAACGGAGACATGTTCGTTTATAAAGAGACAGTAAATAAACACGATTACATATTAGTTGCTGATGTTGCTAAGGGAAGAGGACAGGACTATTCTACATTTTCTTTAATCGATATTAGCACAAGACCTTTTGAACAGGTAGCTGTTTATCGCAACAACACTATCTCTCCATTACTCTTCCCTAATATTATATATAAGTATGCAAATGTCTACAACAAGGCATATTGTATAATTGAGTCGAACGACCAAGGATCGGTGGTGTGTAATGGTTTATATTACGATTTAGAATACGAGAACGTACACGTTGAGTCCGCGATAAAAGCCAATGCTGTAGGAATAGAGATTAATCGTAAGTCCAAGAGACTAGGTTGTTCTGCTTTAAAAGACTTAATGGAAAACAATAAGATAAAAGTCGTCGACGAACAAACTATTCTTGAAATATCTACGTTCGAAGCCAAAGGACAGACTTTTGAAGCATCTACAGGAAATCACGATGATTTAGTTATGAACTTAGTATTATTTGGTTACTTTGTATCATCAGCTTATTTTGCTAACTTAACTGATATAAACATCAAAGATATGATATTTAAGCAAAAACTAAAAGCTATAGAAGAAGATATAGTTCCTTTTGGTTTCATAGATGACGGTAGCGAACAGATAGAAAAATTACAAAATGAAGAATCAGAAGATCCAATGCGCAGGCAGTGGCAGATATCATACGATAGAGAATTGTAAACTTATAAATAATGGTAACAATTGAATAACCGTATTATGTTAACCGTATAATAAATAACTGAAAAGGAAAAGAAGATGGCACTCTCTACACCCTCAGAATCACCCGCGGTTGTTGTCAAAGAAATAGACTTGACTGGTGGCGTGCCTAATGTCCAGTCAACTACAGGCGCAACTGTAATACAGTCCACGTGGGGACCTGTCGATGAGCGTACACTAGTGTCTAACGAAGCAGACCTAGTGGAAAGATTCGGCGCACCAAATACAACCACTACCTTCTCATTCCATAGAGCAAATATGTTTCTTAAGTATTCTAGCAAAATGCAAATTGTTAGAATTATAGATGACAGTGCTACAAACGCGACAGCTACAACCAGACAAACTGGAGCAGCAGGAACCGATTCTGCTATTCATAAGACGTCTGCATCTTTATTAGAAGTCGTTAAGAATGAGCCTAACTTTAATGCACAGCTATCTGCACTAGATAGTGATAAACATACATTTATCGCTAAGTATCCTGGGACACTAGGAAATAGCTTACAAGTTCAAGTATGTCCAGCAGATGTTGGAGATTCTTCATTCAATAATTGGACTTATAAGTCAGATTTTGATGCTCCACCAAAGACTTCAAACGCTGCTGCTAAAAAGAATAATAAAAATGACGAAATACACATAGCAGTCATTGATAAAAACGGAGCTTTTACAGGCACTAAAGGTTCTGTACTAGAAAGATTTGCGTTCTTGTCTATAGCAAGAGGAGCGAAAGACGACGCAGGTTCGACTATTTTTGCAAAAGATGTCGTGAATGACGCTTCACAGTACGTTTGGTTAGTAGGATTAGACTCTGACTTTCAATTGCAATCTGGAAGAAGAGGATTTAATCAAACATTTAACGACAGTGGCGGAAACTACGAGCTTTTAGCTCCAGCCGTAAAAACCTTTAATTTTGACTCTGGCCGAGATGCTAGTTCATTATCACAAGCTGATGTTATAGCCGGCTATGACTTGTTCGACGATAAAGATCAAGTTGAGATCGACTTCTTAATAGCACCCGGTGAAACTACTAGACTTAGACAAACTGCTGCAGTTAATCACTTAGTAGGTATAGCGCAAGGAAAGAGAAAAGATTGCGTTGTTGTTGCAGGTCCAGCTAGACAAGATATTGTTAACCAGACAAGTACATCTACAATAGTTTCAAACATTGTTACTACAGCTGATACGTTTACTAAATCATCGTACTTAGTAATGGATGGAAACTATCTTAAAGTGTTTGATAAGTTTAACGATCAGTTTATCGAAATACCAGCAGCTTCTTCTACAGCCGGTATCATGGCAGCTACAGACTTAAACAGAGCTCCATGGTTCTCACCAGCTGGTTCAAGAAGGGGCCAGTATCTTGGAATAACATCAATCGCGTTCTCGCCAACGAAGGCTCAAAGAGATACTCTTTACAAAGCCGGTGTTAACCCGATCGCTAATATCCCAGGCGCTGGAGTCATACTCTTCGGAGATAAGACTAAACTCGCAAGACCATCAGCTTTCGATAGAATTAACGTGAGAAGATTATTCTTAGTTCTAGAAAGAGCGATATCAAGAGCAGCTGAACAAGTACTCTTTGAATTCAACGATGAATTTACAAGAGCCGAGTTCGTTAACATTGTTGAACCAGTCTTAAGAGAAGTAAAAGGTAGACGTGGAATCACAGACTTCAGAGTTGTTGCAGACGAAACTAACAACACTCCAGAGGTTATTGATAGAAACGAGTTTATCGCAAGTATCTTCATTAAGCCTGCACGTTCAATTAACTTCATTACTCTCAACTTCGTGGCCGTAAGAACTGGCGTCGATTTTGAAGAAGTAGTCGGTACAGTATAAGGAGAGCTAAATGGCAGTATTAGGCGTAGATGATTTTAAATCTAAGCTAAGAGGCGGCGGGGCTAGACCTAACCTCTTCAAAGCTACAATTAACTTCCCTGGCTATGCTAACGGAGACGCTGAACTGACATCTTTCCTCTGTGAAACTGCTCAGTTACCAGGGTCGGTGTTTGGACAAATAGTAGTTCCTTTTAGAGGAAGACAGCTTAAGATGGCTGGAGATCGTACGTTTGATGTTTGGAGTGTTACAATCATCAATGACACGGACTTCGCTATTAGAAATGCAATGGAAAGATGGATGAATGGTATTAATGCTCACTCAGCAAATACCGGTTTATCAACTCCAATAGCTTACGAAGCTGATTTACTTGTCGAACAGTTAGACAGATCAGGAGAAACTCTAAAGAAGTATACTTTTAGAGGTTCATACCCTCAAGATCTTTCACCAATCGATTTGAACTATGGTACAAACGATGAAATTGAAAGATTTACAGTGGCGTTCGCGTATCAGTACTACGAGACTGACACTACAACTTAAGTAATAAATAGTAGGAGAGCGAAAGCTCTCCTAACTATGAAGGATTAAGAATGGCAGAAACTACAAACTCTTTTAAATTATTTGGATTTGAAATATCAAGAGCTAAAGATAATAAGTCCATAAAATCTGTAGTCCCACCTAGAGACGATGATGGAGCTGGATATATAACAGCTACTACACCCGGGTACGGTGGTTATGGTGGAGGTCACTACGGAACTTACATGAACATGGAAGGTGACGATTCCAAAGATAACGCTCAACTTATATTAAAGTATCGTGGTTCAGCAATGCATCCAGAAGCAGATGCTGCGATTGAAGATATAGTCAATGAGGCAATAACCTCTAGCGATAGTAAACCTTGTGTTATGGTTAACACTGATAACGTAAAAGTTGGAGCTAGTATTAAAAAACAAATTGCAGAAGAATTTGATAATATTTACAATATGCTTAACTTTAAAGAATTAGGTCATGATATTTTTAGAAGATGGTACGTTGATGGAAGATTATATCATCACTTAATAGTTGATGAAGCAAATCCAACGTCAGGTATACAAGAGATTAGATATATTGACGCTATGAAGATTAGAAAAGTTAAGCAAATTAAAAAAGAAACTGATAAAGAAACTGGAGCAAAGATAGTAAAAAAAGTAGATGAATTTTATATCTATCAAGAAAAACCTGGGAGTCAAGTAAGTGCAGTGAGAATGTCTCCTGACTCTATAAGTTATATTACTTCAGGCTTACTAGACGAAAATAGAAGAAAGATAGTTTCTTATCTACATAAAGCTTTAAAGCCAATAACACAATTAAGAATGATGGAAGATTCGTTAGTAATCTACAGATTGGCAAGAGCTCCAGAAAGAAGAATGTTTTACATTGACGTAGGTAACTTACCAAGAGGTAAAGCCGAACAATATATGAAAGATATTATGGCCAAGTATCGTAACAAGCTAGTTTACGACGCTAAGACAGGCGAGATTAGAGATGACAGAAAACACATGTCAATGCTTGAAGATTTTTGGCTACCGCGAAGAGAGGGTGGACGTGGCACAGAAATATCTACATTACCTGGGGGAGAGAACTTAGGACAGATAGACGATATTATATACTTTCAAAAGAGATTATATAGATCTTTAAATGTTCCTATGAACAGATTAGAACAAGAGCAGCAGTTCTCGCTAGGAAGAGCTACTGAAATTAGTCGTGATGAACTTAAGTTTCAAAAGTTTATCGATAGATTAAGAAATAGATTTTCTATGTTATTTTATGAGATTCTTAAGAAGCAATTAATTCTTAAGAACATAATAACAGAAGAAGATTGGAATAGTTGGAAACACGATTTAAATGTTGACTACTTAAGAGATAACCATTTTTCAGAGTTAAAAGAAGCTGAGTTATTAAGAGAAAAGATTCAAACGTTAGATCAAATCACTAACTATGTCGGTGAATATTTCTCTAAAGAATGGGTACAAAAGAACGTACTCTTATTTAGTGACGATGAAATAAATAGCATGAATAAAGACATAGAAGCTGCTCAAGCTGCAGCGCAACCAGATCAAGGAGATTTACAGTGAGTGAAAATTTAGAAAAACAACAAGATGATGTTAATACTATTGAAGATTTAGTACAGCATTCTTTGGAAAAAGATTATAATAAGGCTAATGAAATATTTGGAAATGTCATGACGATTAAGATGAATGACATACTAGACCAAACTAAAGCAAGATTAGCCGGAGAAATATATAATGACGTCCCGCCAGAAGACGAAGAGATTGACGACGAAGATTTAGAAGATGAAGAAGATGATGGTGAGGCAGAAGAAGATGGTGATGAAGAAGAAGCTGATGGCGAAGAAGGCGATGAAGTAGAGTATGAAGAGGGAGATGTCACGCCAGATGAAGACGATGAAGAAGACGATGAAGACGAAGAAGATGAAATAGAAGGCGCAGCTGTCTAAAACTTAAAAAGTATAAATAAAGGTAAAAGGATGAAAACCTTTTTAGAATTAAGAGAATTAACTGGTAGAAAACCAGAAGGTAAAGAAGTCTTCAATAAGAAGATTCAACGAATACCAGTTAAGATACATAAAGAGCGTACTGGTTTTGTAGTGTACGTGGATGGAGACAGACTTGATGTTTACCGTTCTCAAAGAGAAGCTGTAAAAGCTGCTACAGAATTTGTAAAGCAATATAAAGGTATGAAGTAATGGAAATAAAACCTCTAGCCGCAAAAGTAACAGCTAACGGATCAAGTAATAAAACTACAGTAGGTAGCGCTACTAATGTTTATATTTGTTCTACAGCCACAGACTTAATAACAAATGTAACTACTGGAGCCACAATGCAGGTACCAGCAAACTTTGCTTTTGTGTTAAGAAAAGAAAAAGGCGATGAAGTACATGCTGGTTCAGCTAATACACATTTTACTAAGATAGCATATCCAAGAGGATAACATGAAATTAATATCAGAATATACCGAAAATAAACTAGACTTCTTAATCGAAAAAGATGAGAAGTCTGGAAAGAAAAAGTACGCTATCCAAGGTATATTCGCACAAGCAGAAACAAAGAATCGAAACGGTCGTATATATCCAAAAGTTATTTTGGAAAAGGCTTTGTCAAAGTACAACACAGATCAAGTAGCAAAAGGCAGAGCAGTCGGTGAGTTAAATCATCCTGAAGGTCCGACCGTTAATTTAGATAGGGTTTCCCACAAGATTGACAAGCTGGAATTTGACGGCAACGATGTTGTGGGTAAGGCATCGATATTGGAAACTCCAATGGGTCAAGTTGTAAAAGGCTTACTCGATGGTGGTGTCACATTCGGTGTATCGACTCGTGGTATGGGAAGTTTGAAGAACAATGGTAACGCAATGGTCGTAAATAGCGATTATATTCTTAACGCGGTAGATATCGTGCAAGATCCATCCGCTCCTAGCGCTTTCGTTAATGGGATAATGGAAGGAGTTGAGTGGGTTTGGAATAACGGAATCATTGAAGCTCGAACAATTGAGAAAATGGAGACTGAAATTAAAAAGGCTCCACGAACTAATCTCTATGAGACAGAGGTTCGTGAGTTCAAGAATTTCCTCTCGTTGTTAAAATCAAAATAAGGAGTCAAAAATGACTGATAATAATACTGAAAATCAGGACGTGGAACTCCAAGAGACTGATGAGGAAATCTCTGAAATGAAACACGATCCTAAGAATGCTGAAGCTCAGTCAATCGCTTCTGTAGACAAAGCTCAAGATGCAGGAACACCGAGCACGCCATTACCAATGTCGCCCGGCGCAACTGCAAAGCATAACACTAAGAAAGATCCAATGCCTAAGTTAACTAAGGCAGGTATGATTAATGCGATGTTTAATAAGATGAAAAAAGCCAAAAAGAATAATCTTGAAAACATGTACAATAGTGTTATGAAAGATCACGTTGAGAATGAAGATGAAGATGCAATCGTTGAAGATAAACCTTCAGTCGATTACAAAGCTGATTTCAAAGACGATCTTAAAGCTTTAGTCGCCGAAGAAGCTACATTGTCTGATGAGTTCAAGCAGAAAGCAGAAATTATCTTCGAAGCTGCAATTCAATCAAAATTAACTGATGAGATTGATAGACTCGAAGAAAAGTATAACGAAGAGCTTGAAGCTGAGATTCAAACTACAAAATCTGATCTCGTAGAAAAAGTTGACAATTACCTAAACTACGTAGTTGAAGGCTGGATGGAAGATAACAAACTAGCTATCCAAAATGGTTTAAGAACTGAGATTGCAGAAGACTTTATGAATAAGTTAAAAGACTTGTTTACAGAGTCCTACATCGAAGTACCAGAAGGAAAGACTGACATGGTCGACGAATTAGCTGACCAAGTTGAAGACCTTGAGGCAAAACTCAACGAAACAACTGAGCAAGCTATAACACAGGCAGTCGAGCTAGAAGATCTTAAGAAAGACGCTATCATTAGAGAGCATTCAAAAGATTTAGCAGATACTCAAGTAGAAAAGCTTAAGTCACTGGTCGGTGACGTAGATTTCGAAGACGAAGAAACTTTTGCAAATAAAGTGGCTACAGTCAAGGAATCATACTTCACTAAAAATACAACACCCAATTCCGGAGAAGTAATCGAGGAAGACGAAGATGCACCAGCAGTTCAGGCTGAAGGTTCAATGGCTCAGTACTTATCCGCAATTAAGAAAACCACTAAATAGGGAGTCCAATTATGGTACCGAATACATCATCTTATGATCAGTTGATTGAAAAGTGGGCTCCAGTACTTAATGAAGAAAGTGCTGGCAAAATCACTGACAATCATAAAAGAGCTGTAACAGCTGCAGTATTAGAGAACCAAGAAATCGCGCTTAGAGAAGAAGGCTTGATTCAGGAAAATTCTAGTACAGTTGCTGGTACAAACACTGGCCCAGGTCAGGCATCATGGAATCCTGTATTGATCGCACTAGTAAGAAGAGCTATGCCAAACTTAATGGCATACGACATCTGCGGTGTGCAGCCAATGTCAGGTCCAACAGGCTTAATCTTCGCGATGAAGTCAAGATATAATACAGGCGTTAATAAAGCTGGCCAAGGTACAGCAGGCGCAGGTCTAAGCGCACCAGAAGCTATGTTCAACGAAGTTGAGCAGTACTCAGGTGATTCAGGAGTAGCTGCAAATGCTGCAACTGGTCCATCTGGTTTAACAGGTATAGCTAATGGAGATGGTGACTCAACTATCGATGATAGTAGAGGTGATCCAATTGCAAACGTAGATTTATATACTACTGCAGAAGCTGAGGCACTTGGTGCATCAGGTGGCGAGCAATTCGCTGAAATGGGTTTCACTATCGAAAAAGCAACTGTGACTGCAAAGTCAAGAGCGCTAAAGGCAGAATATACTTTAGAATTAGCTCAAGACCTTAAAGCAATCCACGGTCTAGATGCTGAGACAGAGTTAGCTAACATCTTATCAACAGAGATATTAGCTGAAATCAATAGAGAAGTCGTAAGAACAATCAACGGTCAAGCAAAAACTGGTGCTAGCACTGTAAATACTGCCGTCAATGGTATCTTCAACGTACAGACAGATGCAGATGGTAGATGGTCAGTTGAGAAGTTCAAAGGATTGATTCTACAGATCGAAAGAGAAGCTAATGTAATTGCTAAAGAGACACGTAGAGGTAAAGGTAACTTTATGATCTGCTCATCAGACGTAGCATCTGCATTAAACGCAGCAGGTATGTTAGACTATACACCTGCACTAGCAGCTAACTTACAGGTCGACGACACAGGTAATACTTTTGCTGGCGTAATGAACGGCAGAATGAGAGTATACATTGATCCGTATGCAACTTCAGACTATGTCAACGTAGGATATAAGGGTACTAACCCATATGACGCTGGCGTATTCTACTGCCCATATGTACCGTTAACTATGGTCAGAGCTGTTGGGGAAGACACTTTCCAGCCAAAAATTGGTTTTAAAACCAGATATGGAATGCAAGTCAACCCATACGTAACGTCCACACCGCAGGACGATATTTCTAACAGCACTACTAAGAAGAATAACCAGTACTACAGAATATTCAGAGTAGATAATATTCTTGGTGCTTAAGTCTTAGTACTACTGATAAAAAAAGGGGAGCGTGAGCTCTCCTTTTTTATATAAATAACATTATGGAAATATTTCTACTAACAACATTCGTATTCATGGCGTTCATAGCTTCGGGCATGTCGTTTGGTTTATTATTTAGACCAATTAAAGGTAGCTGTGGCGGAATAAACTGTAGGTGTAAGAATGGCACTGACAACTAATTTTAACTATCTACAACCAACTGGATTTAAGTTAGTTATAGATAGAACTAACTATCCTAATTTAGAGTACTTTGTTCAAGACTTTACACACGCCGGTGTGATTATGAATGCGGCTGAATTAAGTTATAAAAAGATAGCTTCAATTCCTTTTATTGGTGATAAGTTAACTTATAATGAGATGCTAGCTAATATAATATTAGATGAAGATATGAAAGCTTATACTGAGATGCATGATTGGATGAGAAGAGTGCTAGATCAAGACAACGTTACTGCAGTAGATAGATTTAAAAATAAAACACAAAGACCTCCAGCTCAATCTGATATTGTGTTATCTATTTTAAATAGTTCTAACAACGCAATAGTTAGAATTAAATATAGAGATTGTATACCAGTAGCTTTAACTGATATTCAGTTTCAGTCGACTGCAGGTGGAGAATCTTTTATAACATTTGGCGCGTCGTTTAGATTTACGTATTTTGATATATTGACTAAAAACCCGACCACAGGAGCTTTTACTGATTCGTTTACAGTTACAGGTTCTGTAGGTTAATATATAATATTGAGGACATTATGATTGATTTGAAAAAAGTCCACGAGATGTGGCAAGAAGATAGTACCATTAATAATAACCAGCTAGATGAGACTTCTCGTCAAACTCCAAAATTACATTCTAAATATTTACAACTTTGGTCTACTGCTAAATTAGAGTTAAGAAGAACTGAGTTCGAACAAAAAAAGTTGTTAAAAGAAAAATGGTTATATTATAATGGTAAAATGGATCAAGAGACTTTACAACAAAAAGGCTGGGATCCGGATCCTTTTGATGGTTTAAAAATATTAAAAGGCGAGATGGATTATTATTACGATAGCGATCCAGAGATACAAAAATCAGAAGAAAAGATACAGTACTGGAAAACAGTAATAGAAACATTAACAGAGATAATAGATAATTTAAAATGGCGGCATCAAACTATATCGAACATAATCAAATGGAAACAATTCGAGTCAGGAAACTAAACCACGCAACGTTAAAAGTAGAATGCGATAGAGGCATTGGAGCAGAACTAAGAGAATTCTTTTCTTTTTATGTTCCAGGGTATAAATTTATGCCAGCTTATAGAAATAGATTATGGGACGGAAAGATAAGATTATATAATCAGATAACTGGAGAGATTTCTAGTGGATTGTTTCCACAGATAATATCTTTTGCAGAGAGCCGAGAGTATAAGGTAGACGTAGAAGATACCGAATATGGTAATCCTAATGAGGGAAATAAAATAAATGCAAACTTTATGATGCAGTTTGTAGAAGCACTTAAGTTACCGTTTAAAATAAGAGATTACCAATTTGACGGAATATGTACTGGAATACAGAGAAAGAGTGCTATATTGCTTTCACCAACTGGATCTGGTAAATCTTTAATAATATATGTAATGGTGCGATGGCTATTGTCTGCGCTAGACAAATCAAGAAAAGATATACTAATCGTGGTTCCAACAACTTCTTTAGTAGAACAAATGTACAATGATTTTAAATCTTACGGATACGACGTTGATAAACGCTGTCACAGAATTTACTCAGGTAAAGATAAAAATACTTTTAAAAGAGTTGTCATAAGTACTTGGCAATCAATATATAAGTTTCCAAAAGACTGGTTTGCAAAATTTGGAGCAGTATTTGGAGATGAGTGTCATGGATTTAAATCAAAGTCACTTACAACTATTATGAACAAATGTACTGAAGCAGAATATAGATTTGGTACGACTGGAACATTAGATGGAGCATTAACACATGAGTTGGTATTACAAGGATTGTTCGGCAAAATTTACAGAGTTACCACCACGCGGGAATTACAAGATAAAGATACGCTCGCTAAGTTATCAATACGTAGAATCATACTCGAACACGACGAAAAAACAAGAAAAGAATTTGGAAAACAAAAATATCAAGACGAGATTAAATACATAGTAGAACATAAAAAAAGAAATAATTTTATTACTAACTTATCATTAGATCTAAAAGGAAACACATTAGTTTTATATAATTATGTAGATAAACACGGCAAGCCAATATATGATCTAATTAAAAGTAAAGTTGTTGAAGGCCGCAAGATTTTTTTCGTATCAGGAAATACGCCAACGTCTGATAGAGAAGCTATAAGAGGAATAGTAGAAAAACAGAAAAATTCTATTACAGTAGCTTCACTCGGTACGTTTAGTACTGGTATAAATATTAGGAACTTACATAATATTGTATTTGCTTCTCCGTCAAAGTCTCAGATACGAGTACTACAAAGTATTGGAAGAGGTTTAAGAAAAACAGACGATGGAAAAGAAACTACGTTATACGATATTATAGATGATATAAGTTGGAAGTCAAGAAAAAATTATGGTATATTACATGCTGACGAGAGACTTAGAATATATGGAAGAGAAAAATTTAACCATAAAACATATAAAGTAGAACTATGAACAAAGCAAATATAAAACAATTTAAATTAACAAATAACGATGAAATAGTATGTGAAGTTATAGATTGGAACACCGGTGACGAGATAACAGACGTAGTAGTGAACAAAGCTCTTCGAGTAGTATCCCACGAAGATTTTTATAGAGGCTTCAAGTTTTTTTGTTTTAGACCATGGCTAAGTTTTCAAGAAGATCCAGCTTGTTTGCAGACTATTAACTCATCTCACATAGTAGTATCAAGCAATCCCACGCCAGATATTTTAAAACATTATAAAGCATGTTTAAGAGCCATAACGCACGAGTTAAAAAATCGTGGAAAAAGCAAAAAAAGAACTACATATGCTAATTTAGATGAGATAAATCAAGCAATTAGAGATATGACAGATGAAGAGATGGATGCTTTTTTAGAAGAAAAATATGGTATGAAAGCAGTAGATCCGACGATTAATGACTCCGACGCCGGTAATAATGTTATAAAGTTTAGACCTAAAGATGATAAGACATATCATTAAGGGTATACTCCTTCCCTCCCCATATACTCTTTTATTCTATCATACTTTTGTGAGTTTGTAAACAAGTTTTTTCACAACTAAGAGTCAAAAAAATATATTTACATTTACATATTTTTGTGGTATAATATATTATGAAAGGTGGTAAAATGGCACGTAAAAAAAGTATTCACTATGTGAATAATAATGACTTCTCTACTGCAGTAGTTACGTACGTAGAAAAAGTCGAAAAGGCTAAAGAAGAAAAATCGCCAGTTCCAAAAGTTCCAGACTATATAGCAACATGTTTTTTAAGAATAGCCGAAGGGTTGTCTCATAAAGCCAACTTTATAAGATATACTTACCGTGAAGAGATGGTCATGGACGCAGTTGAAAACTGTTTAAAAGCGATAGGCAACTACAACTTAGAAGCAGCTACAAGAACAGGTAAACCAAATGCATTTGCGTATTTTACTCAAATAACATGGTACGCATTTCTTCGTAGGATTACTAAAGAAAAGAAACAACAAGAAATAAAACTTAAGTATCTTACTAAAGCTGGCATAGAAAATTTTGTTGACAATGAGCTCGAAGGCGGAGGTGTTGGTGAACAGGTTTCTACACACTTTGTTGATACGTTAAGAGATAGAATAGAGAGAGTCAGATCTTCTGATAGGGAAATGAAAGAAATAGTTAAAGTTGAAAAGAAGAAACGTAGAGCGAGAATAGCAGATTCAGATTTAAGCGAGTTTATGAGATGAAAATAGCGATACTAAACGATACTCATTGTGGTATACGAAACTCTTCTGAAATATTTTTAGATAACGCTGAAGCTTTTTATAAAAACGTATTTTTTCCAGAGTGCGAAAAGCGAGGAATTAAACAAATATTGCATCTTGGAGATTACTACGATCATAGAAAGTTTGTTAACTTTAAAGCGTTAAACCACAACAGAAGAATATTTTTAGATCAATTAAGAAAACGTGGAATGAGCATGGATATTATTCCTGGGAACCACGATACTTACTATAAGAATACTAACGAACTTAACGCACTGAAAGAATGTTTAGGTCATTATATGAATGAAGTTCACATTATAATGGAACCTGCAGTTATGAAGTATGGATCTTTAAACATAGGATTACTTCCATGGATATGTCCAGATAATTATGAACAATCTATGAATTTTATAAAAGACTGTAAAGCAGACTGGCTAGGTGCTCATCTTGAAATACGTGGATTTGAGATGATGAGAGGAGTACGCAACGTTCATGGTATGAGTCCAGATGTCTTTAAAAAGTTTGAGATGGTTCTTACAGGTCATTATCACGTGGGTTCTAAGAAGAATAATATTTGGTATCTTGGTTCGCAAATGGAATTCTTTTGGTCAGACGCTCACGATCCAAAACACTTTCATATATTAGACACTGAATCAAGACAGATAGAAAAGATAAGAAATAATAACACTTTATTTGAAAAAGTTGTTTACAATGATGAAGAAATAGATTATAATAGTTATAATAAAAATTTATCTAAAAAGTTTGTTAAGGTCGTGGTCGCAAACAAGACTGATCCTTTTACTTTTGATAGGTTTATTGATAACATACAGAATCAAGATATTTATGAATTAAAAATAGCAGAAAACTTTAATGAATTTGTTGGTGCTAACGTTGATGATGAAGATATGAACTTCGAAGATACCACCGAAATTGTTGATACATATATCGATGCAGTTGATACTGACTTAGATAAAGATAAAATAAAAGTTCAGATGCGTGAACTTATGACTGAAGCTCAAACCTTAGAGATAGCATGATTACATTTAAAAGTATTAAGTACAAGAACTTCTTGTCGTCTGGAAACAGTTTTACAGAAATAAACTTAAATAAAAATAAATCTACTTTAGTAGTTGGTCAAAATGGTGCAGGTAAGTCTACTATGTTAGACGCTTTGTCGTTTGCATTGTTTGGTAAACCACATCGTAAAATAATGAAGAGCCAACTAGTAAATTCTATCAATCAAAAACAATGTGTAGTTGAAGTAGAATTTTATATTGGTAAGGCTTATTTTAAAATTACACGTGGAATAAAACCAACCATATTTGAGATATGGAAAGATGGTACGATGATTAATCAATCATCTCACGCTAATGAATACCAGAAGATACTCGAACAAAATATCCTGAAACTCAATCATAAGAGTTTTCATCAAGTGGTTGTACTAGGTTCATCTTCGTTTATACCTTTTATGCAACTCAATGCTGGACATCGTAGGGATGTTATCGAGGACCTTCTGGATATTAATATATTCTCAAAGATGAATATCATTTTGAGAGAAAAAAACTCAGTTCTAAAAGACAAGTTATCTAAGGTTAACCAAAGCATAGAACTTAATAAAACTAAAATAGAACAACAAACAAAATATATTAGAGACATTGCAGCTTTAACAGAAGAAAATAAAAAGAAATATCAAAAACAAGTAAAGACAGCTGAAGAGAAGATACTAAAATTACAGAATGAAAATAGTGAATTATCTAAAGAACTAGAGAATGATAACTCTGATAATGAATATAAAGAATTACAAAAACAAAAGAACAAGATAATATCAGAAACCGCTGAAGTAAAGCAACAAATGAAAGCAGTGGCAAAAAAAGGTATGTTCTTAGAAAAAAATGATACGTGTCCTACATGCGAACAAGAAATATCTAATAAAGATGTATTACTAGCTCAAGTAAAGAATGAAGCCTATCAATTAAAATCTACTTTAAACATGATTGATAGCAATGAAACAGTACTGCAAAATCAAATAAATGATTTAGAACAGCTAATGAATCATATTAGAGAAAAGACTAACTCGATTAATGCTAATAATAGAGAGATAACTTCTTTAAATCAAAGTAACGCAGATCTAAAAAAATATTTAGATGAAGAAGTTACTGCTGACTTAACTCAAGCAAGAAAAGATCTTGAAGATATGAAAGATCTAAAAGAAAATATGTTTGAGGAAAAGCTAAAAGTAAATGAACAATTTAGTTATAATAGTGTAATAGCAGAAATGCTAAAAGATACTGGCATAAAAACTAAAATTATAAAACAGTATTTACCAGCAATTAATAAACTTGTTAATCAATATTTGCAAGTACTAGATTTCTTTGTTCACTTTAATCTAGACGAGAACTTTAATGAAACGATTCGATCTAGACACAGAGATGATTTTACATATGATTCTTTTAGTGAAGGTGAAAAACAAAGAATAGATTTATCTTTGCTATTTACTTGGCGTCAAATAGCAAAGATGAAAAACTCAGTAGCAACTAATCTACTGATATTGGATGAGACTTTTGATTCTTCTCTAGACCATGACGGTATAGAAAACTTATTAAAAATACTATATACTCTAGATGCAGATACTAATACTTTTATAATATCTCATAAAGGAGATATACTAGATGGAAAGTTTGAAACAAAATTAGAATTTGTAAAAGAAAAGAATTTCTCTAAGATGAAAATATAAATGTTTACTTTTGTCATAAAATGTGTTATAATAAAACAATAATAATAAAAAAGGAAGGTATATTATGCAATTAAGTGAAAGCACCCTTGATGTTCTTAGGAACTTTGCTGGGATAAATCAAAATTTATTGATTAACCCTGGCTCAACTATAAAAACTATCAGTGAAGCAAAGAATGTAGTTGCTACAGCTGATATAACTGAATCCTTTAACAAAGGCTTTGGTATATATGACTTGAACGAGTTCATAGGCGTTTTAGGTCTGGTAAATAATCCATCTCTTAAATTTGACAATGACTTTGTCGTTGTTCAAGATGAAAGCGGTAGATCAAAAGTTAAATACTTTTATGCTGCAGAAGAGACCGTGACAACCCCAACAAAAGTTGTTACTATGCCAGATCCAGAAGTTAAGTTTAGTTTAGATAACGATACTTTAAATAAACTTAAAAAAGCTTCAGCGACTTTAGGTCATGATGAATTACTAATTTCAGCAAAAGATGGAGTACTAACTCTATCAATTGTAGAAAACCAAAATGCAACTTCAAATGCATTTTCTATAGACATAGATGGTGAGTTTGCACAGGACGCTGTCTTTAATTTCATCATCAAAATTTCTAATTTAAAATCACTTTTAGCTGGTGATTATGATGTAGAAATATCCTCTAGATTAATAACGCAGTTCAAACACAAAGAGGTAGGTGTAAAATATTGGATTGCACTCGAGAAAACTTCAACGTACGGAGCGTGACATGTCAGATAACTTGACTCAATTGAAAGACCTTAGTAATAAGGCGGCTAGAAGCACAGTAGCAGTAATTGATGCTGTAACTCAAAGAGGTGGTTTTAAAGGCGAAGAGCTTACAACCATCGGCGGTTTAAGAGACCAGTGTGTACAAATTATTCAGCTATCAGAGCAGATTCAGCAAGAAGATGCTATGTCTGATAATAGTACTCAAACTGAAACTAAACCAAAGACTATTAAATAATTTACGTTTTGATTTTTGATTTTATTATTTTGTTATGGAGAATGCGTAAATGTCTAAAGAATTTCTATGGGTTGAAAAATATCGACCAACTAAAATAGAAGACACTATTTTACCTAAGTCTTTAAAAGAAACCTTCCAAAAAATAGTAACCGGTGGTGAACTCCCTAATATGTTATTTACTGGTACTGCTGGCTTAGGTAAAACTACCGTAGCTCGAGCTCTATGTAATGAGCTCGACTGCGATTATATCTTAATTAATGGTTCTGAGGAAGGTAATATCGATACGCTAAGAACCAAAATAAAACAATTTGCTTCATCAGTTTCTTTGCAAGGTGGCTACAAAGTAGTTATCCTCGATGAGGCAGATTATCTTAATCCACAATCTACTCAACCAGCTCTTCGTGGCTTTATCGAAGAGTTTTCTAATAATTGTAGATTTATTTTAACTTGTAATTTTAAAAATCGTATTATTGAACCACTTCATTCTAGATGTGGCGTATACGAGTTTAATACTTCTAAAAAAGATATGGCGAATCTTTGCGAAGATTTTATGGAAAGATGCCTATCTATACTCTCAAATGAAAATATTAAGTACTTTGAAGCTGCAGTGGCAGAACTTATTATGAAGTTCGCTCCTGATTGGCGTAGAGTCTTAAACGAGTTACAAAGATATTCTATTAACGGTACGATAGACAATGGAGTACTTACTAATATCAAAGATAAAAACTACGATGATCTTTTCTCTCATTTAAAAAATAAAGATTTTAAAAAGATGAGAAATTGGGTAGTAAATAATATAGATACAGATGCAAGCGCAATTTTTAGAGCTATGTACGACAGAATGAGTGATAAGGTTGCGCCTCAATCAATACCACAATTGGTGCTTATTCTTGCAGACTATCAATACAAAAATGCATTTGTTGCTGATCACGAACTTAACGTGGTAGCATGTTTAACGGAGGTTATGTCAGATGTTCAATTCAATTAAACTAACTTTATATACTCAAGAGGATTGTTACTACTGTTACGAGTTAAAAAAGAAACTTGTACAGTGGGGATATGATTTTAGAGAAATAAACATAAGTCATGATTTATTTGCTAAAGATTTTTTAAAAGACAAAGGGCATCGAACTGTCCCTCAGTTATATTGGAATGATACGCATTTAAATAAGTTTCCAACAACAGAACTTACACAAGAACACATAGAAGCTGAACTTGATTATGAAAATTATATTGGCGGAGTCGAAAATTGGCAGGTAAAAAGAGCGTAGCAATTGTTGGTGGCGGAATCGCTGGTATAACAACTGCTTATTTTTTAGCTAAAAAAGACTATAAGGTAAGACTATTTGATCCAGATGGAATTGCAGAACATTGTAGTTATGCTAATGGTGGTCAACTTTCTGTATGTAACGCAGAAGTTTGGAATACTTATAGCAACATCATAAAAGGAATCAAATGGATTAATAAGACAGATGCTCCTCTAGCATTTAGAACAGACCATTGGTCATGGGAAAAAATTAAATGGATTGCAGGATTCATAGGAGCAACTATAACTAATTCTTACGATTGGAATACTAGAAAGACCATAGAGTGGAGTTTAAGATCTCGTAAATTGTACAAAGAACTTATCAAAGAACTAGGTGTTAACTTCCACCAAAAAGACTGTGGAATACTTCATATCTATAAAAATGAAAAATCTTGGTATAAAGCTCAAAAAACTCTTGAAAGATTCAAAGATACTGGCTGGGGCCGTGTAATAAAAAAAGGTAACTTAATAAAATATAATATAAAAACGAAATCAATAGTAGGTGCTACATTTACTAAAGGAGATTCAGTTGGCGATATACATACCTTTTGTAAACAAATTTCAAGTTACTTATACCATAATTGGGACTATAGAATTGCAGTAAATAAAATTGTAAGAACTAAAGAACAAAAAGAGTGGTCCAAGCCACGTGATTATGCAAAAACAATTGACGAGTTAAAACAAGAATTTGATGAGGTTGTTATATGCGCTGGAGCATACACCCCAGCTTTAGTACCAAATCTAAATATATATCCAATAAAAGGATATTCTATAACGTACCACTACGAGTCAGACGCTCCTACAACTTCAGTACTTGATGATGACGCTAAGATCGTAGCCTCTTCATTTGCGAATAATACTTTTAGAGTTGCAGGAACAGCTGAATTAGCTGGATGGAATCATGATGTAAGAATAGATAGAATAAAGCCATTAAGAAGATGGGTAAGACAAAATACTTTTGTAAAAGATAAAAGACCAGAGATGTGGGCATGTTTAAGGCCAATGACTCCTAACATGTTACCTGTCGCTAAAAAGATTGCAGGATTATGGGTAAATAGCGGAGCCGGCCATTTAGGTTGGACCATGGGAATGGCTTTAGCTGAAAAGATAGCAAAGGAAATATAATGGAAGCAGAAATGATAAATCAATTTGTAAATCAATTAGCAATGTGCGAATTGTTATCGGCGCATAGCTTATTAGAGCCATCAATGGCTTTTGATTGTAGACAAGTTGAAAACTTTATAAAAGAATCGTACTTTGATAATAATTACGAAAATTTTATAAAATGGTGGGATGCCACTGTAGTGCCGATTGTAGCAGAATTTCAAAATTTAGTAGAAAGTAAAATGCAATGAATCCTTTTGAATATGCCAACGCTATAAATTACACTAAGAAGAATATTATGGTAGATGACATTGCTGAAAAAGCATATAATCCTTTTATGATTAATCGTCAGCTTTCATACTTTCCAGATACAGTATTAGCCGCAAACGAGATGAATCGTCATCATCACGTAGATAATCGTCTCCAATTCGATTTTTTTATAAATATAATTAGAAAACGCAAAAGGTTTTCTAAATGGTTTAAACCAGAACAAGTTAGTGATTTGGAGACTGTTAAAGAATACTATGGTTACAGCAATGAAAAAGCCCGCCAAGTTTTAACACTCCTATCCACTGAACAAATGAATGAATTAAAAAATAAGGTGGCCAAAGGTGGAAGAAAATAATATAGTAGAATGGACTCCTGACAATATGTTAGAAGTTACATTAAACGAGCCAGATGATTTCCTAAAAATTAGAGAGACGTTAACTAGAATTGGAGTAGCTTCTAGAAAAGACAATAAGCTGTACCAATCATGTCATATACTACATAAACAAGGACGGTACTTCATCGTACATTTTAAAGAATTATTTTTACTAGACGGTAAGAAATCTAACTTAGAAGAAAATGATGTAGCTAGAAGAAACACTATTGCTACTCTCATGAGTGACTGGGGTTTACTTGGAATAGAAAACAAAGATAAAGCACAGCCAGTAGCTCCACTTAGACAGATTAAAATAATATCTTTTAAAGATAAAGATCAATGGGAACTTTGTCCTAAGTATAATATAGGCAATGGCGTAAAAACTTAAAAAAAAGTTTGTCACAACCGTTTAAATTTAAAAAAAAAGTATTATATATATTATAGGATGCCGAATAGTTCGGGTCCGTTTAAACTAACCTTGCTTAACAGGAGGATACTATGACTGGAAATTTTGTTTTCCCAAGAAACGCTTTTTTAGGTTTCGACCATATTTTCGACGCATTACAAGATATACATGTACATGCAAACGATGGATAC